CACACATACACGAAGCTAAACTTATAGCAGACTTCTTACTACTTCAAAAGCGTATAGCTCAAGTTGATTCTTGGGTTGAAGGAGTACAAGAAGATGGAAGAGTACATGGCTTTGTAATACCTAATGGTGCTATCACAGGAAGAATGACACACAGGAATCCTAACATGGCACAAGTACCGGCAGTCTATAGTCCCTATGGTAAGGAATGTAGAGCATGTTGGACTGTAGAAGAAGGTAATGTTTTAATCGGAGTTGATGCTTCTGGTCTTGAGATTAGAATGTTAGCTCACTACATGAATGACGAGGAGTACACAAATGAAATTCTCAATGGAGACATACACACCGCTAATCAAAAACTTGCAAACCTTGAATCAAGAGATAAGGCAAAGACATTCATCTATGCACTTATGTACGGAGCAGGAGATGAAAAACTTGGAAGCGTGGTCGGAGGAAGTACATCAGATGGTAAGAGAGCTAGACAATATTTCTTTGATAATAAGCCTACATTTAAGTCTCTTAGAGACAGAGTACAAAGAGCTTCAGCAAAAAATTATCTCAAAGGATTAGATGGTAGGAAGCTATATGTTCGTAATCAACATTCAGCATTGAACACTTTGCTACAAGGTGCAGGTGCTATTGTAATGAAACAAGCATTGGTTATGTTAGATGATGTTTTAAAATTAAATGATATGGAATATAAGTTTGTAGCTAACATACATGATGAATGGCAGATAGAAGTACCAAAAGATAAAGCTGATTTTATAGGAAACTTTGCAGTAGATAGTATTGTAAAAGCAGGTACACATTTTAATCTTCGTTGTCCTTTAGATGGCGAATACAAGATAGGAGATAACTGGAGTGAAACCCACTAAAAAAGATAGAAAGAAGTTTGACATTGACTTAGAGTACGGAGAGATAAGAGAAGATAAAATAAAGGACATGCTAACTGGTAAGAAGATAGAAGTTAAATCAGAGAAAGGTATGTGGATGAAGACAGGTAACATATGTATAGAGTATGAGTCTTGGAATAAACCATCAGGAATCAGAGCAACAGAATCAGACTATTGGTTTCATAACTTATGTGTAGGAGACAACGAGTTCTGTACTCTTGTATTTAAAACAGATGTACTTAGAACTATTGTTGATGACCTTGATAGTTTTAAAACTGTATGTGGTGGAGACCATAACGCTAGTAGAATGTTCTTAGTTAATCTTCAGAAATTATTCTCATCAGATGTTATAAAAGCATTTAAGGAAACTGAAGATGAAAAAAAATAAGAAAACACTTGACACATTAGTAGAAGATATATATAATGAATTGTCGGCATTAGGAAAAGGCGAACATCTAAACATAGATGAGGACACAATAGAGCAGTTTGGAGAGTCTATGAAACAGATTCTATACGACTGGTCACATCCTAGTCCACGTGGTAAACCCTCACTAAGAATGTCTAACATAGGTAAACAACCTAGACAATTATGGTATGAGATGAACTCTGATTCTGATAATACAGAAGTCATATCTCCACCTACATTTATTAAGTTCTTGTATGGACACTTACTTGAAGAGATAGTTTTATTTCTTGTTAAGTTATCTGGTCATACAGTTACTAGTGAACAAAAAGAGATAACAGTATCTGGAATCAAAGGACACATGGATTGTGTTATTGATGGAGAAGTTGTTGATGTTAAGACTGCTTCTAACTATGCCTTTAAGAAATTTAAAGATGGTACTCTAGCAGAGGATGACCCATTCGGATACATGGCTCAACTTGCAGGTTATGAATCAGCAGAAGGAACTACTCATGGTGGTTTCCTTGCTCTTAATAAAGAGTCTGGAGAGTTAGCTATGTTCAAGCCTGATAACTTTGATAAGCCTAATATTAAAAAGAAAATAACTGATATTAAAAAGGCTGTTAAGTTAGCAACACCACCTGATAAGTGTTATGATGATGAACCAGATGGTAAGTCTGGTAACATGAAACTTGCAAGGGGTTGTACTTGGTGTAGGTTTAAACATGATTGTCATAAAGATGCTAACGATGGTAAAGGGTTAAGAGTATTTAAATATTCAACAGGGTATAGATACTTAACTCAAGTACCTAAAGTTCCTAATGTTATAGAGGTAACACAAATATGAGTGGTAAGAAATCAAAACTGTTAAGACGTAAAGCTGAAGGATTACTTATAGGTTGGATTCAAAGCATGACTCCAGAAGGAGAAGATGCTAGTAAGATTACTAAGAAAAACTTACATGAGTTTCTACCGGAGCAAACACATATCTTTGCCAACAATAGATTTATGTTAAGTGCTTATAGTCTTAGATGGTTCTATAAGAAAGTAAAACAAAATCCTAACTTTCATTTGGAAGAGTTAAGTGGTTAGAAGAGTACCTAGAAAACCTAGACCAAAGAAAGTAAATGTACCTAAAGGGTATGACAGTTTATGGGAAGCAACGCTACATGAAACTGTACTACAAGAATGGAAACATCATTGGGATAACATTAACTATGTTGTTAAACATAAATACGAACCTGATTTTGTAAAGGTTATAGATGGCAAAACAATTTTACTAGAAGCTAAAGGTAGATTCTGGGACTATGCAGAGTATAGTAAGTACATACATGTTAGAGAAGCTTTACCTAAAGACTATGAGTTAGTCTTCTTATTTCAGAAGCCTTTCTCTCCAATGCCTCAAGCTAAGAAAAGAAAAGACGGAACAAAAAGAACTCATGCTGAATGGGCAGAGACAAATAATTTTAAATGGTATAGTGAAGATACACTACCGGATGATTGGAGAAACGATGAACTATAAATTTAACGAAGATAAAATTTTAAACGAAGTCAAAGCGTACATAGGTAATACATACGACCAACACTATGCTAATGGTAAGTACCAAGCAACAGATATGATAATTGATTCAGGATATGGAGAAGGATTTTGTATTGGTAACATTATGAAATACGCTATGAGGTTTGGTAAGAAGAATGGTAAATCTAATCAAGACCTTATGAAGATTATGCACTATACTATAATAGCTTTATACGTAAACAAAAAGGAAGATAATAATGATTGAAGATAAGATAGGGAATAAACCATACTTAGGTATAGAAATAGATTACGACAGAGAAAAAACTTTTGATAAGTTTAGTCTTGACACATTAAAAGATAGGTATCTTTGGGAGAATGAAACACATGCACAAGAAGCATTCGCAAGAGCCTCCGTCTTCGGAGCAACCTTCAAAGGTGAGACAGATTTTGAATTGGCTCAAAGACTTTATAACTACAGTTCCCAAAGGTGGTTCATGTTTAGCACTCCTATACTTAGTAACGGAGGGACAACTCGTGGGCTTCCTATCAGTTGCTTTCTTAATTATGTTCCTGATAGCAGGGGTGGTTTATCAGCTCATTACGATGAGAATATATGGTTGGCAAGTTCGGGTGGTGGTATCGGTGGATATTGGGGAGACATTAGAAGTAACGGTATATCTACTGCTCATGGCAGTCGTTCTACTGGCTCAATTCCTTTCATGCATGTAGTTGATTCACAGATGTTAGCCTTCAATCAAGGTACAACAAGACGTGGTTCTTATGCGGCTTACATGGACATCAGTCATCCAGAGATTGAAGAGTTCATTAACATGCGTAAAGAATCCGGTGGAGATATAAACAGAAAGAATCTAAACATACACAACGGAGTTAATATTACAGACGCTTTCCTTGAAGCAGTAGAGAAAGATGATGATTGGAGATTGATTGACCCTAAGACTAACGAAGCTGTTAAGATAATAAACGCTAGAGATTTATGGTGGCAAATCATTCATGCTAGAGCAGAGACAGGCGAACCCTATATGATTAATATAGATACCTGTAATAAATATCTACCTAAAGCACAGAAAGATTTAGGTCTTAAGATTAGACAGAGTAACCTGTGTTCAGAAATTACTCTACCAACAGACGAAGAACGAACAGCAGTATGTTGTTTATCTTCTGTAAACTTAGAACACTTTGATACTTGGTCAAAGGATGATAACTTCATACAAGATTTAATAACCATGCTTGACAATGTTTTACAGCACTACATTGACAATGCAATAGACACAACACAGTTAGGAGAATACAGTGCAAATTT